ACAGAAAACATTGCAAATAGTGATCTGGAAATCATCGAAAATGCAATCAAAACATTCTGTCTGTATGTGTATGCCAATGATTCAAAGATGACAGAAGGATATTTTCGTTCGTGGAAATACCAGTTGGACAATATCAGAAAATCAACAAACATTTCTGTATAGGAGGAATTGCATATGTACAATGATGTGATTTACCTTGTAAAAAAAGAAAATGTGGTTGATGAGTACGGAGATATTCAATCTGTAGAAACTGAAAGAATGGTATATGCTGATGTTAGAAGCATTTCGCAAAATGAATTCTACCAGGCACAAGCAATGGGATTTAAGCCAGAGATCAAATTTATTTTGTCCGATTTTTTGGAATACCAAGACGAGCCAATCGTGAAGTATACAAAATACGGAGCGAGTGATCCAGAGACATATACGGTTGTCAGAACTTACAAAAATAATTATCAGCTTGAGCTTACCTGCAGGAAGGGGATTGATTAAATGCCAACACCGAAATCTGTAGTTAAAATCAAGAAAGGCAATGTAGAGTATGTATCAAACATAGACGCTGCTAATTATTATTTATTCGAGTTGAGCCGTGCAGCGTTGCGAGATATCGGAAAGTTTCTTGTAAAGTCATTCAAAGATGAATATTATTCGCACTTTAAAAAGATCACTGGCAGAGGCGGAAAAGCAACTAGATATAAAGTGTATTCAAATAAGAGTACGAAATATCCAAGGCTTGAAATTGGATTACCTCACGCATCTAGAGGAAATAATGTTGAAGGCTTTTACGCTTACTTCCAAGAATTCGGAAGTGTAAATGTAGAAAAGCTTGGTATTCTGTCAAATGTTGCTGAATCAAACGTTGCTGAAATCGTTAAAATCGAAAGTCAGTATTTGAGCGGTTTGGAGGACGAAGCAAAAGCATTACAGATGATTGATTCTGAAGGGGAATATGAAGGAGGAGCAGAATGACGAATGAGTTAAGAAAATTAATTCAATCAAAATTAAAAACTGTTTGCGAGAATGTTTTTTATGAGATTGCAGACAATAAGATGATCTATCCTCATTGTGTTTTCTCTTTTAAGAGTGTCGATACATCTGATTTTGCTTTTGCCAGAAAAGATATCAATTGCGATATAGATATCTGGGATAAGGGCAATGACGCAACACAGATTGAAGACCTGGCGGATTCTGTAGAAAGCTTGTTCAACGCAAAAAACATTCCGCAAGATGAGATTTTGCCGACATTCTTTTTAGATCGCAGAATTTCTGTATTGGATGAGGACAAGGACATAAGACATAGAGTGATACGATTAACGATTCAAAATTATGAAAGAGGGTAAATTGATATGGCATTAAAGAAATATCGCGGATCTGGCGAAATTGCTTCAACAGATTTTAAGTCAGTAAAATGGGTGGGTAAAACCAAAAGCGGTTCTGCTGTCACGATCGCATTAAACGATGCAATCAACATGAGCAACATTGATTTGACTTTTGCGGAAAAAGATGATGTTGTTCCAGAGTTGACATATACAGCGACTTATAGCAACACAGATTCCGCTGCAACAGATACCACGGAGCCTTGGAGCATTACGATTGATGACACTTTGTCTGGAGCAAATAGTATTCTGCTTGGTGCAGGTATTTTCTATGTTGACGGAACAGCGGTTGGATTGACCAGAGGCGGTGGAAGTTTTACCGTTGAAAGAGAATTCAGAGAAATCAACGCTGATGGAGACCGCGGACCAGTTAACGGAAGAATTGTGATGGAGGGCAGCAGAGCCACACTTACAATGAACGCGTTAACCTGGCTTGGAAATTTTGAAGATTTATTCCCTGCTATCGAGCAGACAACAGCAGAATAAAAACAATATGATTTTTTGTGGGGCATTCTTCGGAGTGTCCCATTTTTTTATTAGGAGGATCAATCATGAGAAAACTGCAGGCACATGACATTTTTGCATTCGGTAGAGTTGTAAAAGAAATAGGACTCAAGGAAGAACTTAAGAGCATATGCATGAATTCAAATAATATTCAGGATGTGTATGAGAGCGGATTTGAGTTGTTATTCACTTTATTTGAGAAGGCAACCACAGACAAGGCAGAAAATGAATTGTTAAAATTCTTTGCCGACATATTCGAAGAAGAAGTTGATTCTGTTAAGACATCGGACCCAGTTGAATTTCTTGACAAACTTATGGAAGTTGCAGAACCGAAAAAATGGCGCGATTTTTTTACGCGTGCGGCTTCTTTGATTCGGTAGAACTTAAAGAGCTAATTCTCAAAAGATACCATACATTGGACTTTATCAATGATATGGATTTGTCAGAGTTTTTGGAGTTTGTGGTTCTGGCAAAAACTAAAGAAAGAGATGAAAGAATATATATGCAGTGGTGTGCAATGTTGCCGAGTTTGTCGGAGTATAAAACTTTTGATGAATTCATAGATTTAATCACTGGAGCAAACATAGATATGCGACCAACGGAAGTGATCATTGCAGAAATAGAATCTTTACATCAGAAAGGGGAGGAATAATGGCATTAGAGATTTTTAAATTGGTTGGTTCTGTATTCGTAGATACGGAAAAAGCCAATGATTCACTAGCAAAAACAGATAAGAAAGCTGAAGGATTAGGAAAAACGCTGTTAAAAGGTGCAGGAACCGTTGCAAAATGGGGAACTGCTGCAGTTGCTGCTGCTTCTGTTGTAGGTGGTGCAATGATAGCCAGTGCGAAAGAAACCGCATCAAATGCGGATGTGGTTGATAAGGCATCACAGCGAATGAAAATTAGCGCTGAAGGCTACCAGGAATTAGCATACCAGGCAGAATTATGCGGTGTGAATATGTCAACAATGGAAAAGGCAGCCAAGAAGCTTGAAGGAACTGACATGACTATGGATGATGCACTTGCATCAATCTATGAACTTGGGACCGCGGAAGAAAGAGCTGCAAAGGCTTCTGAATTGTTCGGGGAGGCTGTTGCGTATCAAATGACACCAATGCTGAACGCTTCAGGGGAAGACATGAAGGCAATGGCGGATGAAGCAAGGGAACTTGGCTTGGTCATGTCAGAGGACACCGTAAAAAGCGGAGCGGAAATGAATGACACTTTCACGAAAGTGCAAGCATCGATTGATTCCGTAAAAAATGAAATTGGAGCAGCTTTTATGCCAATCATAAATGATCTTTTGCAATGGGTTATTAAGCATATGCCAGAGATCAAAGCTTTTGTTTCTGATACCATTTCATATATAAAAAATGTGATTGAAAGATTGGAGCCTATCATAGTAGCACTTGCTCCTGCATTTCAAAAAGCTTTTGAATTTATCGGTCATATCTGGAAGACAGTTTTACAACCAATTTTTGACGGAATTATTGATTTCTTGGAGGGTGTATTTACTGGAAACTGGGAAAAGGTTTTTAATGGCTTAGTAAGTATCGTTGAGGGTATTTTTAGCGGTATTGTTGAGCTTGTTAAAATTCCAATCAATAACATGATTAAAGTATTAAATATCTTTATCGCAGGACTAAACAAAATCAAGATTCCAGAGTGGGTAGGCGGACTTCTTGCCGGTAAAGGTTTTAACATTCCAGAAATACCGATGTTGGCAGAAGGTGGAGAGATCACAAAAAGCGGTTCTGTTTTAGTCGGAGAGCGTGGACCAGAATTTTTGAATCTTCCAAGAGGTGCCAGTGTAACACCGTTAGACAAGGCACAGAATATAGACTATGAGAAGTTAGCTTCTGCAATCGTAGGAGCATTACAGACCGCTACACCTGCATTAGTTAAGATTGTACCAGATGAGAGCAATATTTTTAATGTTGTATGCGAACAACAGCAATTTGCAATAAATTCTGGACGAGCAGGAATTATGGTTTAGGAGGTGCTTATATGTATAATGGCTATCGATTAAAAATAAACAATGAGATCGTCCCCAATTCCTATATTTCGAAAGGTAGTTTTCAATCGTCAGAGGAATACAGAGTATTGAGGACATGGACGGACGCAAGACACATAGACCATGAGGATGTATCGAGCAGAAAAAGATTTGTATGTAGTTTTTCATTCCGTGAGCACTTGTCAGATGAGCACTCAGAATTCGCACGCTTAATCACTCAAAGAACAGCAACGATTGATTATTATGATGACGATACAGACACCTATAAAAAAGCGGTATGTAGAATAGAAGCTCCTGCATGGAGTCATGCCAATATTGTTGGAGATCAGATTTTATATAACGCTTGTCCTATAGCCATAAGGGAGTATTAAGCCATGATTGATTTCAAATACAAAGAAGTATTCAATGAAGATGGTCTAGATAAGCAAATAAGGATTACTGTTGACGGAATCCAATATCGCAATGACAAAATCCGTGATGAATCGATGGAAATTCACGAGTCTATATGCGAGTCAAGCACGCTTGAATTCGGATGTTGTGAAGCTTCATCAATAAAGTTGGATGTTTCCAGGGAGATTCCTTCATTAGTCGGTAAAATGATCAAAATTGATTTGCTTGTTGGCTCTTGGTTCCCTATTGGGACTTACATTGTAGTTTCTGAAAAGCCATCAAATACAACGGCATACAAGACCATAGTTGCATATGATGGTATGTATCTTTTGGCTTCTATGGATGTTACATCGTGGTTTAAGGGCATCCCTGCAATTGGTTCTTTTATGAGTCTGAGAGAGTCATTTTTTGAGTATTTGCAGATTGGCACAGAAGAAGTTGATTTGATTAACGATTCAGAATTCTATGCAATCAATCAAGATGTCGAAACAGTTTCTGCACTTGAAGTCATGCAATCAATATGCGAGTTAAACGGAGTATACGGAAATATTAATAGAGATGGAGTTTTCCGTTTCTTATCACTTCCTAGCATAGAAAAATCAGAGCTTTATCCATCCGCTTTGCTTTTTCCTTCTTCTGAGCTATATCCTAGTGACTATACGCACGGTGCAGATGGATTGAATCCTTCGTTATTTTCTTCTGTAAAATATGAGGAATACGAAGTGCAGAAAATCACTAAAGTGACAGCACAAACGCAAGATCAGATGGCAGCAGTGGGAGAGGACGGAAATATATATGCTGTCCGTCATCCACTTTTATTGCAAGGAATGACTTTTGGTTATGCGTATGACATTTGCAATAATTTATTGCAGAAAATTAAAGATACCCATTACAGACCGATTAGAAAATTGATTGCGAAGGGCAATCCGTGTTTGGAAGTTGGAGATGTTGTCAAGGTTTATCTCCCAGATGATGGAATTTTCGTTGACACTTACATTCTGAGCAGAACATTAAAAGGCATTTCGTCATTGGCTGATACCTATTCCTCTAAAGGGACAGAATATCAACCAGAGATTAAGCCACAGACCGCGAGAGATACAAGCAGGACGGCAACAGAGCGAATTGATAAATTGGCTGCTCAAACATTGAAAATCGTATGGGCAAGTAGTGAATCACAAGTCGGAAGT